CTGCGCATCCACCAACGATCACGAAGCGTTGTTGGCACTGAGAGCCATACAAAAACTGATCGAAAAGGACGGTGGTCGTCTCACTGACCTTCACTACACGAAGGGTCATAGCGGCACCGTTCAGTTCGATCAGTTGATGGACAAACTCAACAACGGCTTCGACCAATCCATGGTCGATAAGAACAAGGAACTGGAAGCCGAGGTCGCTCGGTTGAACAAGCGGATCACCAAGCTCAAGGGTGAGAATTTGCGGCTTCGTGGTTTTGAGGTCGTATCCGAGCAGGAATAGAATAAGGGGGCTTCGCAGCCCCCTTACTTTTTGCGGATTTCATCCAACCAGACCACTTTCCCGACCGTATCGAGGGTGACACGACATCTGTATGATGCGTCGATCACCTCGTTGTCATGCCTGCGTTCATGATGGGCAATGGCTTTTTCAATCGTGCGCAACTTACGCTTCAGCCAGCCGCGCAAGTACCACGGACATTCTCCAACCAACGACGACACCACTTCGCGGAAGAAGTACAAATTCTTCAGCATTTCAGGTATCTGGTCAGACATCGATGGTGTCCTTGATCTTGATGGTGATCTTGATCTTATCAGACTTGTCCACGATCAACAAGTCATCGATCTCGCGATCAAAGAACATGTCGATCTCCACCGGTGTGTAGCCTTTCTCGGCAAGAATTTGCCTGATTTTCTCGTCAATCTTCATCGTCTTCAAATTCCTCGATACCGATCACTTCACCACCGCGAAGTTGGACGACGGAGAATTTGTCCGTCTTGAACATCTTGTTCAATTTTTCAGCCATGTTGATGATATGACCCTTGTTGACCGAACTGACCCGCTTGTACTTCGATGGCTTGTCCACCAGTTCGTGCTTGGTCATGACGTTGCATGGTTTGCCGTCAAAGAAAACCGCATAGACCGCTCGTGCTTTGGTCACCACAGTGCTGATGTAGTCCTCACGACGGGTGAATTTGCACAGTTCGGTCGGTTTCGGACGACCGCTGCCTTTACTTCCCATCTTGCTGAAGCTCCCACGTCAAATTCCCGATCTCAAGGAACTGATCCATCGGCATGTGGACTGTATTTCCATGGTCGTCGGTGATGAAAACTTCACACCCTTCGATACGAACTACCGGGCAGCAACGACGGTTAGCACACATCACCCATTCGTTTTCATTTCGCTGATACATTGTCTGATCCTTCTATCGCGTTAGCCATCACTTGTATCAGATCGACCACGACGTGGATCAGCAAGCACGAGCCTGCCAGTGCCAATGGATAAAGTATCACTGGATGCACCAACCAAATTCCGACACAGATCACACCACACCAAAATCCGGTGCAGTGTGCGCACTTCATCATGTCCGCACCGATAGGGAATTTGGACGCAGCCTCACGGAGCCAGCCCATCAACGGACTGTTCATCACCCCAAAGGTCAGCGAAAAGGTCGCAAGCACTAATACTAAGAATTCCATGATCATGGTTCCACTTAAATACCATGATATTTAGTCTTGCAGTTGTCGATTGAAGCTCGGGTCTAACCCATTAGCCATTTTAATCTCATCGAGAATGTCACGCTGCTTATGTTGTTTGGTCAAATATTGGATAAAAGAACGTTCAATGCAGGTCGTGTAATACGAAAACGGGGATGATGGTGAGTTGATGTCGAACTTGGACCATGCACCGCTACACAAGTTGAGAAGAGCCGCACTCTTCATATCATCAAGATAACTGTAGTTTCTCCAATTGCCTTTCTGTCCGATGCGATCCACCAACAACATGAAGTATTTGCCGAGTTGTTCTGTGATATGACCAGCTTCACGTGCCACGATCAATTCTTTTCTAAGTTGTTCACCTGTTAGGTACTTCTTCGACATGCATCAACTCCCTGTTGTGTTGCAATTATGCAACTATTTAAGGGAATTTACCAATTTCTTCGTGGACGACCCAAAATCGGTGCCTTTGGGATATTCACAGAAGATAAATAAATATTGAGACGGGGAGACGACCCCGCATACGATGATGAAGAAGGACGATGAAATGACGAACGACGTATTCTCACAGGGTGACATGGCAGAAAACCGGGAATCCCGCGACCAACGGCAGGCAGATTTCAATAAGTATGACCAGCCAGCCCGTGTAGCGACCTTTAAGTTGCTTGAAAAGTCTCTGGCTGAACGTGGATTGATGATGGTGGATTTCCGCAGCACAAAGATGCGTGAACGTACACCTGATCTTGCCGTGGTCGGTATCGAGGCTTTTAACGCGAAGATGGAACAGATACGCAATACTCTGGGTAATCCGAACATTCTCCCGACCACACCGTTCATCCAATCATGGCTGCGTGATAAGTCAAACATCCACAGCGTGTTGGAATTGTCGATCAAGACGAGGTGGGAGCCGAACAAGCCGTTCCCGTATGAGAACACCCATCTTCCACCCCGTAAACGTCACTACTTCGATTACGTCGATGACCCGTCGAAGTTGCTATTCATCGAGTACAACAGCGACCTGTCGCAGTTCTGTGTACTCAGTGGTAAAGACGTATGGGCTGTGATTGAAGAAGCCACCACCAACGGAACCGGTTTCGAAGAAACCACCGTTGAAAGCGGTAACCAAGAGAAGTTTCTAAACATCCCCCACACCAATGCTGTATTCGGTGTGATGATCTATGATGAAGAGGACAATGAGCCATGCAACTGAGTAAGAATTTCACCTTGAACGAAATGCTGAAATCACCAACAGCAGAACGTATGAACATCAAGAATACAACATCCGACCCCGTGATCATCTTCAACCTGTCCGAGTTGGTCATAAAAATTCTTCAGCCCCTTCGCGATCATCTGGGGCATCCCATCACGATCAATTCTGGATACCGTAGCCCTGAAACCAATACGGCATGTGGTGGTGCCAAGACATCGCAACATATGTCTGGATGTGCTGCGGACATGGAAGTTTATGGGATGGACAACAAAGAGCTTGCTCTGACCATACGCGACCTCGGTCTACCCTTCGACCAAATAATCCTTGAGTTCTATAAGGAAGGGCAGCCTGATAGTGGATGGGTTCATGTATCATATGACCCGAAAAAAGCAAAACAACGCGGTGAATTTCTCGTGTTTACTCACGAAACCGGTTACACCAAGTTCAGTGAAGAGTTGCCAGAAGTGTTCCGTAACGCGAAGGTGATCAATAAATGAGGTCATGACCTGAACCATATGCTCGATCAGGTCATGAACCAAAAGAAGTCCGCTTAAATACATTCATAATTTGGGTTGGCACCATATCTCTACAGACCCGCACGGGTCGTTGGTCTGTCAATGCCACTGATGCTTAAACCGACGTTTCCCATGCTTATGTACTCAACGTCGGTGGTAGTCAAATCCCGGTGCCGTAAATGTCAGTCAGGGGACAATCAGTGGAACACCCGAACTACTTGCGACGGAGCTTGGTGAGATAATCATCAAGCCCGTTCATAAATTCTCGACGCTGCTTTTCCCACTCAGAGCGTCGTGCGGTAGTGATAAGGTCAAGCCCTGCTCCACTATCACCGAACATCTGATCAAACCGCTCAGCGTCCTCCAAATCGCGGAAGAGGAAGTCAATCGACACCAAGGTGATCGGTTCATGACCCTTGGAGGATGGGAACTGGTAGTAGTCACCCGCAAACAGGTTGTTGGTGATCTCATAGGAGTAGATGTGTTGGGCTTCCAACCAGCTTTCCATGCGCTCAACGTCCTCGTCTTGATAGAGGTCAGCGACGAAGGTACGAACAACATGCAGTTCAGCAGGAAATAAACCGGTGGTGATCTCACGCATCTTAGACATGGGCATTCTCCAATAGAGGTGGAAGTCTGTTCAATACGTCCCCACCAAAACGTAGACGGAATAACGTCGCGTGACGCGCACTGGTGAAGAATACATCAACAACTTTCTGATGGGTGACTATTTGTCTGTTGCCACGGAACAACGCATTGGTATCAGCCACCTGTGTAATCGTAATCGTGTAATCTTCAGGATGAAGTATGGTGTGTAGCCAGTCAGTAACGATGTCACGTTCTGAATACGGAAGTCGAATACACAGCATGGTGTCCTCCGATGAAGAGATCATGGACAGGTGTCGGTCATCTTAGTGAATAGTCACGTCGTGGTCGATACATTGGTACAGATCAACGGCAGCGTACTTCTCAGAGCCGACAATACGTCCAACACAGGACACTGGTATATCGAGGTCGTAGAAGATGGTGGACACTTCGATGGTGATGATCTCATCGTGGTAGTGGACATGGAGCATGTCACCGATCTTCAGGTTTTTGGCAGTAATCGACTGGATCAATTTGTATGTCCTCATGTAGTGCGAAATCCCGATTAAAAGAAGGTCAGGAAGAAGGTAGCAGAAACGTAGGGAAACTGCTGGCTCGGGCTGTCTTATGAGGGTATTTATGACTATTGCGTTCAGGGATGGAGATACTTTGATTGCTCGGGATATGGCTGGAAAGCGCGATTTTTTGTGTTTGTCAAGCACCAAATACGCGAAAAACGCATTATTTTGAAAATAATTTGATGTGTTGCATAAATGTCACACTCAAGTAGTCAGCAAGTAATCATACAACCATCACAAGTAAACCACCAAGTATTCAGAAGACAAGCTCAAGTAATACTGTGTCAAGCACAAAGTGATCAGGACACCATCAACTCAGGCATGCCTTGGACGCATGGAACGTTCTACTACCACAAGGTGCGGAACAAAACGTGAACACTTGATTGGTACAGTATTCGCATCTTGCAATGATCGTGCCAGTCCTGATGTGACATCCTTGAGAATGATAATCATTCTCATTGGTATGGTTCGTGTTCTTGCAAGAAGTATGCCATCTCAGGTATGGAACAAAACGTGAACAAACCATGAACCATATGCTGAGCGCAACAGTGGAACAAAACATGAACACGTGGCAACAGAACAAAACGTGAACAGAATGGGGCAGCCATCATAGGGGTATGCCTATGCACATACCATGCCAGCACCATCACACTGACCATGAACAACCATACACTGTAATACGTCTACATATAGACAAGAGTTGTCGCATAATATTTAATTATGACTCCAACAGCATTTGCTAATACACTAGGAAAACCAAGGCTTTGCGAGGTTATGAGAACGTTTCGCAACTGTCTAGATATAGCATACCAAATATGGTGGACACGTTAAGCGAGTGATGTGCTTAGTCTACCGTGCCAGTGGTCTGCCACAATCCTGATAGGAATGTTAGCACATCGATAGGTTGTTCACGTTTTGTTCCATAGCCAAGCTCAATCATGGTTTGTTCACGGTTTGTACCATGGCTATGCGTGATATGCATGGCAGCCCTGCGTCTATGACATGGCTGCAATTGCGACGCATTCTTAATGGTCGATTGTGCTTGACTGTGGCATTTGTGCCACAGGGGTACAGACCCCCTATTGACAAACAGCGTCGGGGCTATCCCATCTGTACAAAAACAGGATTTCAAAATCCGACCACCAAGACCATCCTATGACCATCCCCGCGCATCTATGTGTGCAACGTCCTCTGCATGATCTCGCATCGTTCTCTTAAATTCTCTGCAAGACCCCACAAATCTGCATAGCTCCTATGCACAAATTTGTTCTTGTTTTGTTCCAATTCGTGCTTAAATAGATGTTCATAGTTGGAACCGAAATGGTCGCAAGACCCTCGTCATCTGGGCAAGGTGATACTGTAGAAGACACCAACATGTCCTCTAACCCGAACTGGTTATAATCCAGTGACACATCATGAGCTATTTGCGTGGCAAGTGATGTTAACCGTAGGTAATCCCAACCAAGACCCTGATTACAGGTGTGATGGTGATGGGATTGGAAGACTTGGGATGGATGTATAGACTTACCGGCATCTGCCAAATACCCAAGACGCAAGATGGTTCAACTCACCGAAAGAACAAGTTGATCATAGTTTTCTTATCTTCGGATAGGGAAACTATGGTTAATCTACCGAATGAACGAAGTTCATGAGGTTCAGTTTAAGATACTAAGAAAATTCTCAAAAAGAAAACCCCGTAGAAATACGGGGTCTTAATCGAAATCAGTCCTTGGTTTCTAGTTTCATTTGTTCGATGACTTCGCAGTACACCTTGAACTGCTTCTCCATTGATGGGTAGTTCTTGCGGTTCTGTTCGTAGTTCTGACGGGCATCTTCGTACAATTCATCGAAGGTCTTACCTTGCTTGAGTTTGTGCGTCAGTATGCTCTTCACCATGTCTGCGAACGTCATCGTTGCTGATATGTCGATGGACATTAGAACCACTCGACCAGTATTTCGAAGATACGGATGGACTTGCCCGCTTCGACCACTTTGATGTCGTTGTAGCGGTTGTTGTAGTTCTGGATCAGGTCATCAAATTCCGACTTCGGAACCAGCACGACCTTGGCACGGATGTCCGACCCATCACGCAGGGTCATAAGCTTTTCAATCAAAGTCATTGTCTTTCCTTTCTTGTGAAATCCACATAGATCACGTTATCCCGATACCTGACCTGTACCGGTGCCGCACCCATTATTAAGTCGAACCATAACCGATACCATCCCATCCAGAGCATCATAGGTCTACCTCGAACAAATTCTTGCCTGTCCATCCCACGTCCCGTTGAGCGTGAGCCGTCTTACGTACTTGGTCGGGATGAACACCCGCAGCCACACAAACGTCCTTGAAATCGCTTCCAAACGACAACAGCCACGTCCGTGCTTGGTTGATGTCCACCTCGGTGCAGTGCTGACCACTCGGCTTCGAACATGCATCAACGAAAGCCTGCCGTAGAACAGCGAGCCAGAATTTGCGCATGCGATTGATTTCGTAATGGGTGGTCATAATTTACAACATGGTGTGAGCGGGAATGTTGGGGATATTGAAGAACAGGATTTCCGCATAGACCTCGTGACCGGGGAATATCTTGCGCGGCATCGAACAGATCGACGTGATGTTCCAATTCTCTTTGATGTAGACGTACCGCGAGCTTGTCGTCCAATTGATGTTCAGACGGAAATGTATTGGACTGATCATCACACACGGTATCTTGTTACCCCATAGATCATGCACCTTGCGCAAGAACACCTCTGGGTAATACTTAGGTCTTGCTCCGTTAAACGGAGGGTTCATCACCACCAGATCAGGAACTACACCAGCAAGGGCTAAGTCTTCAAATTTCCCAAGATGAAATTCATCCGTCCATTGTCGGTTCGCGTCATCGTTGATGTCGCATCCGATGGTTCGGATAGATGGATCATGCGCTTTGTACGGAGCGAACAAGGCACCGGCACCAACAGAAGGGTCAAGCACACAACGGAAATCGAAGCCAGTGAGTTGAGCAATGTGGTCGGCAACATGTGGGGGTGTGTACACAGCATTGATCTTCTCCGTCCGTTCCTTGATCCGTTTGGGCTGCACAGCAATCGTCATTAACCTATCTCCGAAACAATTCGCATGTATTTATCCGCTCATGATAAATAATGTCAGGATAAACACACAATTTGTTTCGAAGAGGGTCTTAATGTCTGCCAAAGATGACCTTATGAAAGTCCACGAGTTGATCCACCGCAACGGTGAGGTGGAAGAGATCACTGAAGATCATCTTCAAGCCATTGAGGCTCTTGATAGCGTCAAGTCCAAGTGCCTTGATGTCCTCGAACCCAAGAAGCGCAAGTGGGTCAATGCGTTCATTGCCAATCAAGACAATGTTGCTGCGGCAAGCCGTCTGATCGGCATCAGTGAACGGACAGGATACCGGTGGCTCGAAGACCCCATCATCCGTCATGCGGTGAATTTGCGCAGAAGCGAACTTCAAGGTGCCTTCACCATCACCCCTGAAATGGTCGCGGGGAATTTGGCCCGAGTGGCTTTTGAGCAGAACCCAACCAAGTACGGTATGCGGTGGGCAGATATGATCCGTGCTAACGAAGTCCTTGCTGCAATGCTTGGGTTCGACAAATCGAAGTCCGATGACAAGCCCGCACCACCGATCAATTTCGGTGTTGCGATCTTCCCGAGTTCCGATCCCGAACAGACCAAGGTTGAGATCATCAATGTGGAGAAGAGCGAGTGACCACTTGCATCATTTTCCAGATTGATCCCAAACCGACACCGCGTCCACGAGTAGCACGTTTTGGTGGGACGTATTACCCAGAGGGCTACAAGCACTACAAAGAAGCACTTGAAGCGCAAGCTGAGAACATCACGGACATTCTTTCTCGGGAAGAATTCAAGGTTCGGATGGAGTTCTACGTGAAGAAGCCCAAGTCCACCAAGAAAGTACGTCCAAGCGGAGACGTGGATAACTATGCAAAGGGTGTTCTCGATGCCCTAACGGGTAATCTTTGGTTGGACGACGATCAAGTGATCGAGTTAACCATCACCAAGCAATGGGGTGATGGCAGTGTTCATGTCTACTATGATGAGGTGAAATAATGCCAGTAGTCGCGGAAGTCATTTCAGGTATCGCACAGCCCTTGTTCGGTTTGATCGATAATCTGTTCACGTCCGATGAAGAGCGTGAGAAAGCCAAGCTTGCACTCATGCAAATGGAACAGCAAGGTAAGCTTGAAGAGTTGAAGACCAATCTCAGTGCAATTCTTGCCGAAGCAAATTCCGAAGACCCCTATACCAGTCGTGCCAGACCCACATTCTTGTACGTCATGTATGGATGCATCGGTATGTGTTTCTTAGCTGCGTTTGCTGGCATCTTTGCCCCGCATGCTGTCAACACCTTTGCGGCCAACTTGACCATGATGCTGACGGCAATCCCCGAGGAAATGTGGTGGTTGTTCGGTGCTGGCTACCTTGGCTACAACGCATCGCGTTCTTACGACAAGAAGACTTTCTGGAACAAGAAGTAATGACCTACCAAAAAGGCATCGACATCAATTTCACCCCGATCCAACAGGAGTGGTTGACTGCCGTTGGGACGGAAATGTTGGTGGGTGGTGCGGCTGGTCCCGGTAAATCGTGGTTCATCCGTGCCTCCCATATCTTTTGGGCTACCCAAATTCCCAATCTACAGACGTACATCTTCCGTCGAACCTTTCCTGACTTGTACAACAACCATCTGACGGGTCCAACGTCATTGGTTGCCATGTTGGCTCCGTTGATCGAAAGTAAGCACGTCAAGTTCGATCAACGGAACAACGTCTTCACGTTCTGGAACGGCTCCCAAATTCACTTGGGTTATTGCCAGTACGAAAATGATTGGACGAAGTTCCAGGGTGCTGAAATTCATCTACTCAGTATTGACGAATTGACCCATTGGACGAAATCACTTTATCTGAACCTTCGTACCCGTGTTCGTATGACGAACATCGAAATACCGAAGCAGTGGAAGCATCTGTTCCCACGTATCATCAATGCGACCAACCCCGGTGGTGTCGGACACAACTGGGTGAAGCAGTATTTTGTTGATATGGCTACCCCGAAGAAGGCAGTGGCAATTCCCGATAATGAAGGTGGGATGATCCGTCAGTACATGCCCGCGCGTTTGACCGACAATCCTCACATGAAGAAGTTCGATCCTCAGTACGAAAACCGTTTGAAGTCGGCATCATCCCCTGAAATGGTGCGAGCCATGCTTGAGGGTGACTGGAACATCGTGTCTGGTGGCATGCTCGATGACGTGTGGTCTGCAAAGTACAATGTACTGAAGCCGTTCACCATCCCACAGAACTGGTATGTGGATCGATGCTACGACTATGGCTCTGCCAAACCGTGGGCATGTCTGTGGGTTGCCGAGAGTAATGGTGAAGAAGTCGAAGTCAAGATGGAGAAGGACGGACAGATCAAGAAGGTGAAAGTTTCTTTCCCCAAAGGATCAGTCTTTGTAATAAAAGAAGCCTACGGCATGATGGGTCAGGAATACAACAAGGGTGATCGTAAAGACCCTTATGAACAAGCCAAAGTAATCCATGAAATCGATAAGCAGTTCAAACTAAACGGCATCAAGGTCTACCCCGGTCCTGCCGATAACTCGATTTTCGATGGATCACGTGGTGAAAGTATTGCTGATATGATGGATGTCGAGAATGTTAACTGGACCAAGAGCGACAAATCACCGGGAAGTCGTCGTACTGGTTGGTCAAAGATGCGTTCCATGCTGAAAGCTGCTCATAAATATCCGCTTGAAGAACCAGCGTTGTACATTTTTGACACGTGCGTGAACACAATTCGTACATTACCAACGCTTCCCCGTGATCAGCACAACCTTGATGACGTGGATACAGACGCGGAAGACCACATTGCCGACGCACTCCGCTACCGTATCACCGACAAGGGAAAGCAACCATTCACTACCAGACTGGCTGGTTTCTAATAAATACAAGAAGCATGCTGCGACGGACTTCGAGGGACGGATATGACAGTAAATTCAAAACATCCCCAATACAACGAGTGGATCGGCACCGTAAACAAGTGCAGAAGTGCCATTCGTGGGCAAAAAGCGATCAAGTCGCAGACTGACCTATTTCTACCAAAACCCGGTGGTATGACTACTGCCGATTACAATGACTACCTCACCCGAGCGATCTTCGTACAGGCTTCTGGTCGTACAGTTGATGCGCTTGTTGGTAGCATTTTCCGCAAGAAGCCACAAGTCGCTGGTGTGGATGTCCTTGAGCCGTGGTTGTCGGACATTGACTTGAAGGGGACGACTGCGTTCCAGTTCATGGCTGATGTCGTGCGCGATCAGATCGGTGTGTCCCGTGCTGGTGTTCTGGTTGACTACTCGGAGACGATGCTTCGTCCCGTCTGCCATTACTACACCGCTGAGAGCATAATCAATTGGTGGCAGGATTTCCGTGATGGGATGTGGGTCACGAGCATGGTGGTTCTTGAAGAGAACTACATCGAGCGTGAAGAGGTATTCACCGTCGTCAACAAGAAGCAGTATCGTGTACTCCGTCTCGATGAGAACGGTCTGTATGTGAACGAAGTCTATCGTGAGACGAACGATAAGAATTTCCGCATGGAACCTGCGTTGTCGGTACAGCCCAAGATCAAGGGTAAGCCGATGTCGTTCATCCCGTTCGTGTGCTTCAATCCGACCAAGCTTGGTTTCGAAACCGAAGTACCTGTGATCGACGGCATCGTTGATCTTAACATCGGACATTATCGCAACTACGCTGATCTTGAGATTGGACGGCACTACACTGGTTTACCGACCCCGATCATCACTGGCATCAACAAGCAGACCGACACCAATGGCTACGTCATTGGTGGTAAAACTGCATGGATACTTCCCGAGAATGCCACGGCATCGTTCCTTGAGTTCAAGGGTGATGGTTTGGGCAACCTTGAGCGTGGTCTGACTTCGAAAGAAGAGCAGATGTCCATGCTTGGTGCAAGGCTGATCCGTTCGGACAAATCTGGACGTGGTGACAGCACCGCAACCGAGTGGCAAATCCGCAATGCGGGTGAGACTTCGGTCCTTACCATGATTGCCAACACCGCAGCAGTCGGTTTCGAGATCGTGTTCTACTACATGGCTCGATTTGCTGGTGTTGATATTGCTCGTGATGAAGTGATCGTCCGTCTGAACACCGACTTTGTGTCCGCACGTCTGAATTCCGATGAAATCCGTGCATTGACCGAAGCCGTCCAGACCGGTGTGCTTTCACCCGAAGCCTACGTGTTCAATCTCGCATCGGGTGAAATGCTGCCCGAAGACGTGGACATTGATAAAGAGGTCAAGCGGATTACCGAGCAGCTAAATAAAGCATTGGATAAAACCAGCACACCTGACAGCGGGGCTGTCGGGAATTCATCGGAGGTGAATGATGCTGCTCAAGTTGCACGTAAGTAAACTCGAAGACGTTAGTGAAGATTTTCGTGGTCTGTACGAACCCGATGGTGACAAGTTCAAGCTGAAGGTCATGATCGAGGATTTCGTCCACAAGGATCAGGTTGCGGAATTCCGCACAAATAACATCAATTTGAAGAAGCAGAACGAAGAACTGCTTGCCAAGATCGATGAGATCAAGGGTGAAGCAGGCAAGGAAGTAGAAGAGTTGGTCAGCAAGCGCGTTGCCACCTACAAGGGTGAAACCAGCAAGCAGCTTGAAGAATTGACCACCGCTCTGAAGTCGAAGGAAGCATTGGTGTCCAATCTTCTGATCGACAACAAGGTGAAGGAAGCGGCACTGAAGTCTGGTGTTCGTGCAACTGCCCTTGATGACGTAATTCTCCGTGCCAAGCAGACGTTCACCCTCGAAGGTGAAGCAGTCGTTGCGAAGCAGAACGGTGAAACCGTGTACGGTGCGGATACTAAGCCGCTCGACATCAATGGGTGGATGAAGCAGTTGACCACTCAGGCTCCGCACCTCTTCGAAACCAGCGTTGGTGCTGGTGCAATGGGCAGCAAGGTCACTGGTGGACAGCCTGATATGGGCAACATGTCTGCTCATGAGCGCATCGTTGCTGGTCTAAAAATGGTCGGTCGTACCGCTGCGTCTCAGCAGTAATACGATCTTGTATAAATAGCTTTCGAAGATGCGATGAGTGGTGGTCGGGGATCACCACTCGGGTGTCGGGGACACCTTCGAAGCTGAACAAAACAAAACGTGAACTAAAGGAGCTTTCACATGGTTATGACCCTCGTAGAAGCCCAGAAGCGTTATCAGAACCCGTTGGTGTCCGGTGTTGCCGAAACCATCGTAACTGCTGATCAGTTTCAGGGTTTGATCCCGCTGGTTGCCATCGCTGGCAACGGCATTACTTTCCAGTCCGAAGCAACTGTCGGTAATGCCGCATTTGCGGACTACAACGCTGACATCAGCGCAACCAATCTGTCCACCCGCGACACCGAGACTGTCGTGCTGACCCGCATCATCGGTGAAGCCACTCTCGACAAGTTGATGCAGATGGCTCACAACACTGGCTCTGCTGAAGACCTGATGGCTGCGGAAATTCGTTCCAAGGCAAAAGACATCACCAATAAGGTTGGTGCTGGCAACATCACTGGCAACGGCACCTATCCGAACCTGAAGGGTCTGTTCGCTCAGGTCACTTCTGGTCAGTCGTTGGTCAATGCGACCAGCCGTGCGGTTACTTTCGATCTGATCGATGAACTGCTCGACAAGGTTGATGGTGACAAATTCCTCGTGATGAACAGCGGTATGTTCCGCAAGATCAAGGCTCTGTATCGTTCGTTCGGTGGCATCACCCCCGACTACGTGCAGCTTGGTGGTCTGTCTCTCCCGTCCTACGACGGTAAGCCGATCTTCATCAATGACAACATTGGTGTTGCGGAAGCGGCTGACGGTTCTGCCCTGACCGGTGGCACCAGCACCTCGATCTACTGCGGTCGTTTCGATGACGGCACCCTGAAGCACGGTCTGGCCGTGATTTATCCTTCGGCTTCCGAAGCGGGTATCGTGGTTGAGCCGGTGGGTGTGCATGCCACTAAGGACGCTGACAGCGTTCGTGTGAAGCGTTACCTCGGTCTGGGTCTGTTCAACTCGAAGGGTCTTGCCCGTCTAGGTTCGTTGAACAAGTAAGCCAGTCAATCGGTAATCCGATAAATAGGGGAGGTGGAGAAATCCACCTCCCTTTATTTGTTTGGGAGATACAAATGGAAATACGTGTACCAAAGCCCGATTGGGCTGAAAACAAGTCCACGATCTATATTCGTGGTAAGGCTTTCACCGTCGATGGCTCTTGGGCATTTGGTGAGATCGAAGAGGCTGTGTGGGACATTTGGATGCTTCAGTTGAAGGCAGTCAAGATCATCCCCGAAGCCGAGCGCATTGAGCGTCCAATCACTCAGACCGAATACCTACAAGAACACAATACCCGCAAACCCGGTCGTCCGAAGAAGTAAGGGGTAAAACCATGGCAATCACGCTTGATGCTACAGTTGGTGGAGCTAACGCAAACAGTTATTGCACTGTAGCGGATGCCGACGATTACCACTCAACTCTCACCCAAGATTTGTCCGACGTATGGGCAAACGCTGACAAGGCAAAGATGCTGATGTGGGCTACCCGTCTGGTTGACCAGCACTGGAAGTTCATCGGTCAGCGGGTCAGTTCTGATCAGGCTCTCGAATTCCCGCGCAAGAACGTCTACCGCGACGGTGTGTATTTTGCTGGTGATTATCCAGTCGAATACTTGTCATCGTCCACCATCCCCGCATTCTTAAAGAACGCAGTAGCCGAAATGGCACGAATTCTGTCGGAAGAGAATGTCACTGCGGTTTCGGACAAGGTTGGTGTTGAAAAAATCAAGGTCGGCTCCATCGAACTGGACATGACTGGTAGCGTGGACATCACCGAAGGTGTGTTCCGTCCTGCGGTCTATGACATGCTTGCAAAGTACGGTCAGTATCTCCCGTCGTTGAAAGATGAGCGTGGAATTCAGGTCGTGAAACTGGTTCGGGGGTAAGTTATGGGACTTCGTGAAACCATCAAGGCTGGTGCGCGAACCGCGTTCAATGTGCTGGGTGACATCAAAGAAAGTGTCACCTACAAAGCGCACAACGCTGGTGTTTATGACCGCACCACTGGAAAACAAAGCGAAAGTTGGACCAACTACAGCATTGAAGCGATATTTGATGGTTTCAATGAAGTCGAAGTTAATCCAACGAGTGATATTCGCTTCGGTGATCTCAAGGTGATGTTCCTGAACGTGAATGTTTTTACCCCCAAGAGCAGCGATGTAGTGGTTCGTGACGGTAATGACTACGAAGTTATTGGTGTTCAGACCGACCCCGCTAAAGCCGTGTGGATACTTCAAGCGAGGAAAAAATAATGGGTGGGATCAGCGAAAAAGGCATGTCTGAATGGCTTCAGAACTTGGGTGTCAACTCTGTTGCCAAGATCAATGAGATCGGTGAACAGGTCGTGTCTGATGCCGCTGAATACACCCCTGTCCTCACTGGTCGTCTGAAAGCCGCATGGGAGATGAAGCCGATCAGTAAATTGGGTGACAACCTAGTAATTAAGAACGATGTCGAGTACGCATCGGAAGTTGAATACGGTGGTGTAAAAAATGAACCACGGATGATGCTTCGTAAAGCACTTGCTCGTGTCCCTAAAGTGATCACGGTGGACTGATATGAACTTTCAAGATGAACGCAGATACCTTACTGATCTGTTCTTCGCTGCTTGGAACGCGAACAAGACACCAGTAAAGGTGGATAATAAGAAAGAATTGCTGACAAATGCTGGCACTATCGCAGATGAAACGGGTCTGGATGAGTGGGTTCGTCTATCGATCCAGCCAGTATTGGCAACTCAGGCTGATATGAATGCTACACGTCGGGTACGTCATACTGGACTACTCGACGTTTCTGTTTTCATCAAGTCTGGGGTGGGCATTGGACGTTGCCTCGAACTAATCGATGCGGTCGATGCCATTTACTCGTTGAAGTCTTTCAATGGGATAACTGTGCGTGCTGGTAGCGTAAATAACGTCGGTGAAACCGCAGGGTTTTACCAGATGACAATTACTTTCGAGTACCAGTGGGACACTGTTTGATAAATAGATCGTAGCGACGGACTCGCGTTTGGAGGAATAACGAATGACTATTGCTGATACCAGCCGCGTACAGCTTCGGTATGTAAAAGAAACCGTCGCTGGCACGACCCCTTCTACTCCGACCATGCTGGATTGGAGACTTACTGGCACCACGCTGAACGAAAACCGTGAGAGCATTGCTTCTCAGGAAATTCGTTCGGATCGTCAGACCACTGACTTGATCTCTGTTTCGTCCACCGTTGCCGGTGACGTGAACATCGAAGCATCTTGGAAAGAGCATCAGCCGTTTGAGGTTGCCGCGCTCGAAGGTGATCTGTCTACTGCTTTGGCTTTCACCGCTGATACCGTGTCGGCTGCTGCGTCGGATGACAGCATCAACGACAGCGGTTCTGGTTTCCCTGTTGTGGTTCCCGGTCAGTGGGTTCGCGTCTCTGGCTTTGCCACCGCAGCCAACAACGGTGTGTTCCGTGTTGCCAGCCGTACTGCTTCGAAGATCGTCTTCGACCGCAAGCTTGGTTCTGCCTCTCTGGCTCTGACCGACGAAGCCGCTGGTGAAGATGTCAGCCTGAAGGGTCAGTTCGCGAAGAACGGTGTGACCCGTCACAGCTTCACCATCGAGAAGGAATACTCGGATATTTCCAAGTTCTTCCTGTTCCGTGGTTGCGAAGTCTCTGCTTGGCAGGGCAGCCTCACGGTTGGTGAAATCTTCACTCAGACCTTTAGCTTCATTGGTCGTAGCTCCACTCAGTCGGGTACCACCGCTGCTTCGGCAAATACTCCATCTCAGACCGAGAGCGTGTTGAACGCTGTCGATAACGTCGGTGATATTGCCTTCGGTGACGTGATCTACACTGACGGTGTGCAGTCGATCTCTTGGCAGCTTGACAACAACATGCGTGAACAGCGTCAGATTGGTCAGTATGACCTTGCTGGTATTGGTTCTGGTACCATGAACCTCACTGGTTCGATGACCGCTTACTTCTCCAACAACAGCACGCTGTACACTCAGTTTATCAGCAATGCCTATTCTGGGTTCGACTTCTATACGCAGGATTACGCTGGCAACGTTGTGGTCTACTCGATGCCCCGCATCAAGTTCTCGTCCGCAAACGTGACCGCTGGTGCGATCAATCAGGACGTGTTGCTTGAGCTTGAGTATCAGGCTGTTCGTGACCCCGACCTCGGTTGGACCATGGGCATCAGCTACATCCCTGCGTAAGTCGGGATGCACTAAATAAGGGGGATACCGCAGTATCCCCCTTTTGCTTTTCAGGTCCATGAAAAGCCTGACAACATTCTCTGACAAACCAAGATTTGTCACGTTGTCCTCAAATTCCCCATAGACATAACTACCCTGATAAATAGGTCATGGGTGAATTTCCCATGACGACATTAAGGAGAAGTAAGATGGCTTTTGACGTTTCGAAGAAGTTCGGTAGTCGCGATCCCCGCAAGGATGCGGAGTGGATGGAATACGAGGGTGGTAAATTCCTGATTGCCCCCGCTGGTAGCCCGAGCTTCAAGAAGTTTACCATCAACCGTCTGTCCACCGAAGAATTGATGGCTGCTGCTTCCGAAGGTGAAGCTGCGCTGACCAAGACCCGTTCGGTCGCTCAGATGATGGAATTCAACATCGATATGATCGTTCATTGTGTGCTGCTCGATTGGGCTGACATCGAAGAGAACGGTGAGCCGATTGCGTTCGACGTGGAAACCGCGAAGGACTTCCTGTTCCACTACGACGAACTGCGCACGCAGATCGACAAATTCTCGCTGGAACTTGGCCGCAAGAAGGGCTGGATTCCCGACGAAAAGAAAGTAGAAGACACTAAAAAAAAGTAAGGGACTACATTGAGTGGCTGTTGGAGTGGGGTCATATCAAACTTAAGAAAGTGCGAGCAGAACACCCACAGCCACCAATCCCCCCGCTCGGTGGTGTAGTAATCGAAGCGATGTCTCTTCTTTCGGGTGACCGAATAAATAACAACGGCATCCCTGCTGAAATCCCATTCACTTCAATTTTGACGTACATGAATTGGAGAGGGATCGAAAACCAAGACATCTTCCTCGACATCTTCAAAGACGCTGACAGGAAGTGGGTTGAAATCCAGTGTAAGAAAATCTCAGCACGGAACAACCCAATCCAAATTGGGGGCAAATAATGACAACATCAGTTCTCGACGTAGTGGTTCGTTCATCTGCCGCACTCTCAGGTCTTCGGAGCATTGAGGGTGGGGTACAGAGCGTTCAGCGAGAAGTTCAACGTACTTCCCGTGAGATTAGCAGGTTCGAAAGCTCCGCTTCGTCCTCTTTCAAGTCCGTCGCTGGTGCTATCACAGGCATTGTCGGTGCGCTTGGGCTTGCTAAGCTCTCAGATGGTATCCTTGATAACATCAAGACGTTCGAGCAGCTACGTGCGGTTCTGAACACGGTCGAAGGTGATGCCACGAAGGCTGCCAAGTCTTTCGCTCAGATCACCGAATTCACCAAGAAAACCCCCTTCGAACTTGATGACGTAACGAAGTCCTTCATCATCCTGCGTCGTACTGGTCTTGATCCGTCGATGAAAGCGATGGAAGTGTTCGGCAACGTGGCTGCTGCGAACGGTAAGAAGTTCAACCTGTTCGCAGAAGCCATTGCCGATGCTGCCACCGGTGAGTTCGACCGGCTGAAGGAATTCGGCATCAAGATGAACAAGCAGGGTGACAGCGTTGTTGCCACCTTCGATAATCAGACCAAGGTCATCGGTGCTGATCTCGCATCCATTACCTCGTACCTGTACGACATCGGAAACACCCGATACGCTGATGGTATTGCACAGCAATCCGCTCTCATGGGTACTGCAATATCCAACGTCAAAGATGCGTTTGCGTCGTTCTCTGATCAGATCGGTCAGGGTGGACTTGCTGCTGCCATCCGTGACGTAGCCTCGGAATTTGCCACGTTCATTGACGCGAATAAAGACCTTGGTCGTGAGATCGGTGAAACCCTCGGAAATGCCGTCCGTAGTACAGCCGAAGCAGTCAAGTGGCTCTACAACAACATGGACCAGTTGATGCCCGTTTTTGCGGGTTTGATTGCCTATAAGATGTCGGACATGTTCCTGACCATGGCTGCAAGTATTCGCGTCGCTGCGGTGGCTGCGTCAAGCTTGGCTGTTGCACTATTAGCAAACCCCATCGGGTTGCTTGCTGCGGCAATAGGTGTGGTAGTTGGTCTATTGACCAAGTGGTATATCGAGACGATAAAAGTAACCAATGCTAATGCGTCAGCATGGGACATTCTTCAAGCAACTGCTAAAGTTCTGATGGATCGTCTAGCACCCGCGATTGAGTGGGTAAAGAATGCTTGGGAAGGCATGAAGGATGTGCTTGGTAAAGTCGCTGGTTGGGTAAAAGACAGCATCAACTTCATTATCGCGTCGTTTATTTCTCTGAAAGACATGGTTGTTTTCGTCGTTGAAAGCATCTACGTCGGATTCAAGAACACGTTCGGTCGTATCGGTGAGATAGCGAAAGCTTTCGGTACTTCGCTGGTAAATTTCATCACTGATCCATTGGGTGGTGGTGATGCGTTCAAACCGCTGTTCGAGACGCTGAACAAGGAATGGTCAACCGGTATCCCTGCGTTGGCTTCCGAGTTCAAGAAAAAGGTCGAAGAGAATTTTGCACAGGACACCCTTGGTAATATGGGTGCTGCTCTTGCTGGTTCGATGAGTGGCTTTATTAGCGACGTTAACGCTGAATTGGCAAAGACTGGCAACGCTGGTAAGAAAGTCGGTGATGACGTTGCTGAAGGTGCGGCTCGTGGTGGTGGTGCGCTCGCTGAAATGGGTGTCAGCGCACGAAATGCTGGTGCAGAACTGGCAAAGCTGGCTGAAGAGCGCACCAAGTTCAAGAAGAAGCTCGAAGAGCGTGTTAAAGACCTTCAGCTTGAAGTAGATACCATCGGTATGTCGAAGCGTGCCGTAGAAGAATTGTCGATGGCTCGCGAAGCCGAAGCCCTGAAGGTTGATGAAAGCACCCGTGCGCTCATGAACCGCATCAACACGCTCAATCAGGAAGCAGCCACCAAGAAGGTTGCTAATGACGTGAAGGAAATGGTCGAGAACATCCGTCGTGAGACGGCTGAACTCAATCAGAACAACATCGAGCGTGCGATCTCGGTCAACTTGCGTCAGGCTGAGAATTTGGCAAAAGCCGAAGGTGTTCAGCTTACTCAGGGTCAGATAGACAGCATCCGTTCTGCAACCATCGAGTATGAGAACCAGAAGAAGGCTATTGAGAAGCGCAAGGACGTTGAAGAGAAAGCCATCAAGGCTGCTGAAGATGCCGAACAGAAGCGTCGTCAGGAAATCGAGAAGACCGCACAGGCTTATGAGCGTGCTTCCGAGCGCATGGGTTCTGCGGTGGCTGCGTTCATCATGGACACACAGAACGGTCTTCGTCAGTTGGTCGGTGCGTTCATTTCTGCTCTGGCTTCGGTGTTCGCTGCCATGAACGGTGGTGGGGGCATGATGGGTGCGTTCTTCCAAGGCATGGGCAGCGGCTTCGGTGGCTTCCGTGCGGCTGGTGGTAATGTCGATGGTGGAAAGACCTACGTGGTCGGTGAAAAGGGTCCAGAACTCTTCACCACCAACCGTTCTGGTCTGATCATCCCGAACGACCAGTTGAGCATGATGGCTGCTAACAACAATGGTTCTTCGAGCAAGACTTCGGTGACCATTGGTCAGATCAGCGTCTCAAGCTCTGGTACAATTGATGACAATTTCATCAATGACATTGCAGAGGCAATCGTCAAGGGATCGAACATTGCCACTCGTCGGCTGAACAAGTAATAGAGGTTCAAAATGGTAGCATTCCCCACCCTTTCATACAAGCCAAGTACCTCAACGAAGTATGGTGATATTGAAAACTTCACCAACTACGTGACGTTCGGTCGTGGGTATTCTCAGCGCAGTGCAGAATACCGAAATGGTATCCGCAGACGGCTCGACCTTGAGTACGAATACTTGGGTGAAACCGACGCTGATACGCTGCGTACTTTCCTCGAAACCCACTCCGATGGGTCAGCGGTTGATTGCCCCGACTGGATGGCTGATCATGATGGTGCAGTAGTGCGCAAGTGGTTCATCGAGAACTGGTCAGAAAAATATGCCAGTCCGTTGCACCACTCGTTTAGTATCAAACTAATTGAGGTATTCGATCCGTCATGACACTAACAAGCCACACCCAAAAATTCTCGATTGGAGCTATTACAACTTTTGTTGAAATAGACTTCACACATGTTCGCTTGTATTCGACTTTGGGTCCAGACATCGTTCGGTTCTGTAATTCAGTATCGGACGATGGGACAACCAAGCGGTCGTTCAACGGCAACACGTGGGACTTCGTTGACTTCGAATTCTCCAAGGTCGAGAGCGACATTACTGGTGCTATTCCCGAGCCTGAACTTCAGGTCCACGCGAACTACCAACCGCTTCGTGATGCGTTCATCGTGTTCGATGATCTGCGCAATGCGGTGGTGACCCGTTATCGGTACTTCCATAACGACAACAGCTTCGTCAAGGACAAGTATTTCATCTGGAAGATTGAGAAGTTCGACCACGAAGAATGCCAGATCAAGTTGTCGGTGGCTCGTGGCATGGACGATGCGAATTCCACCGCAACCCGCGTTCTCCCGAGTGGTTTGTGTATTCGTAAATACAGAACATGGAATTCAACCACTAATGCCTTCGAATACACCGCTGTTAAAGACGGTGGATGTCCGTGGGGACAGTGGCCAGTTCCGAACGAAGGTTCAAAAGGTACTCCGTACTACGATCTTCACAACAACTCGGTCGGCACTGGTTCACAAGATCGGTGCAGCAAGACCTACGCGGCTTGTATCAAGCGGTTCGATCCAAGTGGCACTGGTCAGCAAACCATCCCGATCACCGCAGTATTGCGGACATACAGCAGCGCATCTGGTAGCGGGTGTTCATAATGAGTGAATTCAAGAAGAAACTACTGAGCAAGGTCAATGCGCTCTCCACCTCGGAGATCAGCAACCCGACCATCAGCCCGAAGATGAACGTCAACGGCACAAGTGGTCTGCTGAGCCAGCGGTACACTTTGTCCGAAAAAGACCCAAGTGAATACTACAACGGCACCGTTGGTGTTGATGCCCCACCGTCCATCCCTGTGGTGTACGGTGAAGTGCTGGTCAATGGGTTGCTCACCGACAGCGGTGAAAAGCGATCTGATATTGATCCTGATCGCGTCATCCAAGAACTGGTCTTCGTGGTTGGTGAAGGTCCGACCGATGGTATTCCCGGTTCGACCCCTGCCGATCAGCTACAGAATACCTTCATCAATTGTAAGCCCGTTGTAGACCCTGAGACGGGTAAAGCCTCCATCGGTGACGTTGTACTCAAGTCGGCTCTTGCTGCCACGGCTAACGCTGTAATCCCCGCTGTGTTGAAGAATGTGGCAGGTACGATCCTCGGTGCGATTGACCCCGTTACTGATCAGGAAATTCAGTCGATCAAACGAGCCAAAGTACCCGATATGGCACTCGAAGACTTAAATAACGTATCGGCTGGTAGTGGTGGTAATAATTACGTTCTCTGGTATGACGCTGAGAATTGTATGTGGTCACCAAAACATATCAATGAAGTTCTCATTGCAGCGAACCCGAACGCTTTCCAACAGGGGTAAGAAATGGCTAATAGCGCAACGAATTATTCCTACCCTCTTACCAAGATCACTACTTCGGAAGTAGTCCTATCAACCACAGCACCGGGGTTGACTGATACTGCTCGACTTGTTCTCCCACACACTGGGTCGAACAAAGTCTACGAGCAACCCGTTAAGGTGGTCGGTTCGAGTGAGTTGAAAATCCACATCGAGTTTGATGGCTTATACCTTGAGCAAAACGTTCAGGTCACCGACATCAAGTCAAACTCGATGGCTCGTGGGTGTGAGGGTGCTATTGCCCCGAAGAATGCCACCGAAGTATCATCGACCAAGACATACTTGAAGCAAACCGCTGGTGAAGTTGAAATTCAGTGGTGCTTGCTGGCTATTCCTTGCGGTGGCACTGAAAAGCAAGCATTCATGGCTGGCTCTCAGAAATTCACAGGTTTCAGCACCAAGCGTTTCAGCCAACATATCACGATCCCGTTCAATTTCGACGCTGATGATTGGGAAGCGTTCCGTGAACTGCCGAAAATCCTGAAGGATGAAAGCACGCAGGTATTCCTTCGTCTGTCCCGCGTGGACAACATCACTTCATCTGGTAAGGTGTTCTATCTCGGATACTCAGCACCAGAAGGTGATGGGTGGAAGAACATGGCTTCTTACACCCTTGCCGCTGATACTTTGGTGATCGACGGTGTTGATGTACCTGTCACCAACATACTAGATGATGACCAAGACCCTGAATTTGGCTCTACTGGTGGTTCTTTCGGTTCTGTGACTTGCCCGACCACTCCCGGTGGTGGTGGAACTGATCCAGACCCAGCGGCATGTAATTGCTCGGGTACGAACATTGGCACCGGTCGTGAGATTTTCAAACGCAAGACCGATGAGGGTGTGTTTGAATTCCGCACCATACAGCCCGGCCAAAACATCACCATCACACAGGGTGACAACGAACTGACCATCGAAGCAGTCATCGGTGGGTCTACGGGTGGTAAAGTCACCCTTGATCCAATCGTACCTGTTCCGAGCCTTTCGATCTCTGGTTTGTTCACCAAGACCTACACTGCTGGCACGGTCAACAACCTGCCTGTGTTCGTCGCTGGAAGCACCTTGACCGACAACACCGTGACAGTCGTCCTGACCCGTGATCAAGGTACAGGTGTCATTTCCACCACCACCGACGTGTTGGGTGTCACCAGCACCATCGCGGAAGGTTCGTTCACCGTGTCTGGTCCCGTGGACGATGTGAACCAAATTCTTGCTGACCTGAAGTACAGCAGCGAGGACGGTGAACAGGGTGACGTGCGCATCAGCGGCAAGATCACTGACAGCGCAGGTACGTCCAAGAAGGCTTGTCAGGACGCAGTTCTGGTCAGCCCGACCGTCAAGAGCGTTGGTCGTGAAGCCTACGTTACTGGTCAGTTGACGGGCAACAGCGGTCAAATCCGTATCAAGGCAAATGGTCTTTACATCCATGATGGGTGGGTATCGTTCAACTTAGACATCCCGACCACTTCGAACGATCTGGTTGATGCGATCAACAACAGCACGACCACCCCTGATTACTCCGCAACGTGGGACACGGCCACACAGAAAATCACCATCAATGCCACCAAGGCTTTGGGTGACGATGCGAACGGCTGGGATTTGAGCTACGACACCACAGGTACTTTGGCTTGGTCTGGTGGGTCACACCTCAATGGTGGTGTGAAGAAGGATGAGACATTCTTCGACAGCCTCGGTGGTTTCCTGTCCGACAAGAATTTGTGGGCAAACATCGCGGGTGGCACGGCTGGTGGTCTGCTTAGCTGGTGGCTGATGCCTGATGCGGCAACTCAGTCGGTTTCGTTCCCAACGGTCAACCTCGGTCTGACTGGTGAGTACGAAAAGTCGGTCGCTTACCTGTACCGTGGCAAGAAAGTCAAAATTCCCAACGTGTTTAATCCGACCACCCGCACGTACTCTGGTGCGTGGGATGGTGTCACGTTCGCTGCCGACGAAGCATGGACGGATGATCCCGCTTGGTGTCTGCGTGACTATTTGACCAATTCGAACTTCGGCACTGGTGAAATACTTCGTCTGTCATCAACCGACCTTGCCGTGCTTGATCAAGATTTGTACCAGTGCAGTCTTCGTAATTGCGAAGTAGTTGGTGATGGTAAAGGTGGTACACAAACCCGTTATACGATAAATACCGTCATCCAAGCTAACATGACGAAATGGGAAGCAATCCAAGCAATTGCATCAACGATGCATGCGAAAGTGGTTTGGCACCATGGGCAAATTCGCGTAACTCAGGATCGTCCTGATGATGTGCGCTTCGTATTCAACAACTGTAATGTCCAAGACGGTGTGTTCTCGTGGTCGGGTGGTTCTGCCTCGACTTCTTATTCTGTCGTGAACGTGATCTGGAACAATCCAGAACTCTACTACAAACAGGATGTGGTGGTCGCACAGGACAATGATCTTGTAGACTATTACGGAACCCGTACTCTCGATGAAATTGCGTTTGGTTGCACCCGCAAGGCACAGGCTATCCGTCATGGTCTTTGGGTACTTCAGACCGATAAAACCGAACCACAGCAGGTTGATTTCGTTGCTGGTTGGGAAGCATGGGATATGATGCCCGGTGATATTGTCGCAATAGAAGATCAATACAAGAGCCGCAACCCAATGAACAACCGTTTTACCACGGTTTCTGGTCAGCCCCAACGTATTCGTCTGTCGGAAGAGGTGACCTTCACTTTCCCCGATACTTACAAGGTTCGTTTCCGTCGTGCCGATGGAACAACCGTACAGGCTACGGTCACTGGTATTCGCGACGCATCTGGTGTTGCTCTCGCAATGAGCGGAACCAAAACGGGTGTCCAATACATTGATCTTGATACTTCTGTTGGGACGATTTCCGAATGGCCGGTTGTCAATATCACTGGGACTGGTGCAGGCAAGGACGAGAAATTGTTCCGTGTCATCAAGGTCAGTGAAGACAAGTTCGGTGCCTTCGGGGTCACGGCTGTGAGGTACTATGCCGATAAATATGACTATATTGACGATGCAGATAACTACGTAATCGAGTAAGGAGTAGCCCGTGGTTGATTTCACCATTACAGCGTCGGTTTCGACCATAAAAAACGCACCCGCTCGGTTCTCGATTGCAGCACCAGCGATCCCAAACAACGGGTATAGCGAACCGATGACTGTCACCATTACTTCGAGTAATGGTGAAGACATCTTTAAGACCGGTCTTTATGGCTCTACCGTATCCGGAACGTCTGGTGGTGTGTGGTCGATCACGGGTACCCGTGCAGAATGTACCGCTGCTCTTGAAGAATTAACGGTGATCAACACCGCATGGCTCGGAACAGCTACTTGCACACTGGTAGTAAAAAACGCATCCGATGTGACGGTTGGTTCTGGAACACTAACTGTTGAAGTATCCCAACGTCGCAACATCAGCGTTACTGCCCCAGAATTCAGCCAAGACCCAGCTAACGTCGATCTCGATGTACTCGGTCAAGCAACACTTGATCTCGGGCAGTATAACAACGTGAACAATGAGAACATCCGTCTCACAGTTTACTTCGCTGATGCCCGTCCTGTGGGAGTGGCTGATGCCAGCTTCGACACCAACTTCGATTTCTCTTTCGTCAATAGCCCGACCGCTGGTGGGTTTGCACCATCCAAAACCACGGACACTGGTCAAAAAATCATCCAGTTGAACGCTGCGGGTGGTGCTGCAAACTACTTGATGAAGAAAATGAAGGTGGACATCAACCAGACCGTTGATATGAAAGGAACTGCCTACATTACGAACGGCTATGATACGGTGTCGAAGATTTTCTACATCTACCCGCGTGTCACCAACGTTCAGTATGTTCCTGCTACACAGACCCCCGCTATGGCTTATCGTCAGCGCACCAACTATGCGCTGCCCGACTACACGTATTTCAATGGCAATACCACTGGAACACACACCGTTGTGGCTAAAGTCGAAACTCCGACTGCAATGACCCTTTCCACGGGTACCTATGGCTCTGCCACGTCCACCTATAACAGCACTACTGGTGTATGGTCTATCACTGGCTCAAAAGAAAATGTCGGAACGGCTCTCAATGATCTGAAGCTGAATGTGACGAATTTCCCCGCTGTTCAAGGTACTTCTAAGTACGTGAAAGTATACGCGGACTCGACTTCTGGCACACTTCTCGGGACGTTCAACGTGGCATTCTCTGTGCCTGTGTTCACCGTGACCAATTCTACCCAAACAAACAATATCACGTACTCGACTGCTACGAATTTCCCACTTCAAGACTTCGTATGCACCGTTGATCGTGACAGCTTCACTGCTACGTTGACTGTTTCTCATCCGTCGTTTGCCACGCTCAGCACTCCGTCGAGCGGCACCTGTACTTCGACGTACAACAGCGGAACTGGTGTGTGGACGGCTACCGTGACCGGTGCCAATTATGCCGACCTTGACGCGGTGTTGGATGCGCTCACCGTCACCGTCACGAACTACGACTACGCAACTGCTGTCACCCCGATCACCATTGCTACGGTTTTCACCGATGGTTTAGCAACGATCAACGGAACCATCACGCTGAATATTTCGTCTGCTTGGACGAATAGCGGCACGCTGAACATGTCCACACAGCTTGGTAGCTCGGTGTTCCGCGCTGACGCTGGTGAGAACATGATTGCACAGTCCGATGGAACTACCGTGATGTTTTCCGCTGGTGATGCGAGCGGTCTGTTCAATGGTCGTGGTAAATGTTTGGTGATGGAAAAATCTGGGTCAACATTGTCATATGTGACTTCTGTTGCTCCAAACGGGTCTGCTGCGGTGGTTTCTGATTGTTTTGTTGGTGATGCATCTGCGGTAGTTGTGTCCGATAACGGAAGTTCGACCGGTGCCAGTCTCGTTTTTCTTAAGAAAAACCCAACATGGGGTGCGGTTGGTTCAACCCTATCCTATGCGTTCCCGTCTGTGAATTTCAGTGTGTCCGCATATAATACGTTCGCAATGGTTGGGAACTGGTTATACGACGGTGGTGCATATACTGATAATGGGTTGGTGGAGTTCTACAAATGGAACGGCACTTCATTTTCGCTGATTGGTTCACCATCACAGCGCAATTGGAGCAATGCATGGGTTGGTCGTAAGACTTTGATGTTTTACGATGCTACCCAATCACGGTATTACGGTGTTTACCAATGGTCAAGTGCGTCATCAACCCCAACGGTTGGTTGGCACACACTTACCGAAGCCACCAGCACTATCAGCGGAACCCCTGTCACGACCCAATCCCTATCTGGGTCGATTACCGCGATGTGTTTTAATAGCACCCGTCGTCGTTTGTTTGTCAAAACTGACGCAAACATCTACGTGTTCAAACCTAACGTAGCTGAAACTGGTTATCAGTACGTATCCACCATCGCGAATACTATCACCAATGCACGTTCGATGAGTTCGTTTGGAAACCTATTGCACATCAGTGGTGACGGGAACGGCACGTATGTGATCAACGCAGATGACACCCTGACTGCGGTTACTGCAAATTCTTACGGTACGATGGTCGGTGACGCTCTTATTGCCTGCCCAACGTTTGGTTCAAACACCATCGGTATCTACACAAGGTAAATCCGATAAATAGTGAAAGATCGAGGTGTGGAAATGGCAGTAGCGACGTATAACATCACTCTTAATCAAGGTTCGACGTTCAGTCAGTCGTTCACGTTTAAAAACGCGAGCGGCACTGCCATCGACTTGACTGGATATTCAGCAAGAGCGCAAGTGCGTCGTTCTGCCAAAGCATCAGATGTCATGATTGATTTCAGCACAGAGAATGCCGTTTCGGCAGATGGTGTTGGTATTATTCTAATCGATGTATTGAACGGCATCGTGACACTACAGATGCAAGCACAACATTCTGCTCTGCTTCCGTCTTTCGTCGGTGTCTATGATCTTGAGCTTGTTCATACCGTAGACAGTGAAATAATTGTCGAACGTATGGTTGCTGGCTCGTTCACCGTTGATGTCGAGGTGACAAGATGAGCGAAGTAACGATTGTTGTCGAAGAGAAAACATCCACCATTGTCGAAGTACACTCTGGAAATATTGGTCCGAAAGGTGATCAAGGTATTCAGGGTATCCAAGGTCCGATGGGGGTGACCGTCATTAGCCTTGCCGACGACGTTGATGTTGCAGCCCGAACAAATGGTTCAATCCTATCGTGGGATAACACAACCAGTAAGTGGGTTGCCAAGAATGAACTAAATAGTATCAAGACGGACGGAGGAAACTTCTAATGACTAACGTAATTCGCATTAAACGTCGTGCAAGTGGTGCGGCTGGAAGTCCGACCGGACTTGAAAACGCTGAGTTGGCTTACAACGAGGTTGATGATACCCTTTATTACGGTAAAGGAACTGGTGGTGCTGGTGGGACTGCAACTACCATCGAGGCAATCGGTGGTGCTGGTGCATTTATCACGCTGACTGGTACACAATCGATCAGCGGCAACAAAACTTTCAGCGGAGTCGTGATTGTTCCGACCCCAACCGAAAATACCCACGCTGCGACCAAAGCATACGTCGATAACTCACTGCCGTCCCTAACGGGTGGTGATGGTATCACCTATAATGCAGGTGAAATCAGCATCGATCTTGCTGCGTCAAGCCCAGGTCTGGTCATCGATGGCTCTGGTAAACTTGCTGTTTCGCTGTCTGCGTCGCATATCCCGACCCTGACCAGCGCAAAGATCAGCGACTTCGACACGCAGGTTCGCACCAGTCGTCTCGACCAGATGGCTGCCCCGACCGCTTCGGTCAGCCTGAATTCTCAGAAGATAACCAACCTCGCAGTTCCTACCGATGCGGCTGATGCCGCAACCAAGGCATACGTGGATGGGTTGGTCTCTGGTGGTGTGAACTACCGTGGCACCGTCGATGCGTCTGGTGCGGCTCCGTCCACCACCGCTCTCGGTGACATGTACCGTGTGACGGTTGCTGGGTCGGTCGCAACTGGCTCGCTGGTTAACGTCGGTGATTACATCGTCTATAACGGCACTGGCTGGGATAAGGTGGACAACACCGACCCGTCCGTGTCTGCTGGCACTGGTATTACGGTGACCCCGACCTCTGATACATCTTACCAAGTCGCTATCAGTTCTTCGTGGGTAATTGATGGTGGTACTTTCTAAAACACCCAATAAATTTCCTACCGTCTCAAGACCCGAGGGCTAAACACCTCGGGTCTTCTTGTTTCATAAATACTCAGGTCTACATAGACCATCGGAGAACAGCCATATGGCAAACAAAGTCACTCTCAAGCGGTCGTCCGTTGCGGCAAAAGTCCCGACGACCACCGATCTCGATCTTGGTGAATTGGCTATCAACACATATGATGGCAAGCTCTACCTGAAGAAAGACAACGGAACGGAATCCGTCGTCCAGATTGGTGGAATACTTTCACTCAGCCAAGACAATACCCCAACACTTAGCGCATCACTTGATTGCTCTGGGTATGAACTACAGAATGTTGGTGGTATCTCCAACGTCGGAATTGGTGAACTCGTGTTTGACCCTGATGGGGCTTCTACGGGTACGACCAGTTTCTACGGTGATCTTGTTTGTGATGGATCGGTTTCACTTGGAACCTCGGTCGCTGTCAAAGTCGGCTCCGCTGGTATATCGGCTCGAACCACCAATGGTGATTTGAACCTCGCTGGAAATGGCACGGGTAAGGTCAAAGTTGGCCCTGTCAAGATGCCGTCCGCTGATGGCTCGACCAATCAGGTACTTCGCACCGATGGATCGGGTCAACTTGAGTGGGTTACGATCTCCACGGGTGGTCTTGGTGCAGTTGATGAAGATACGTCCCCGACATTGGGTGGTGATCTCAACACTGATGGTCATTCGATCATTGACGCATCTTCAATCGCGTTAAACCAAGGAAGTGGTAGTACAGTTCTCACCGTACAAAATGGTGAAGTGGCTGTTTCCGGTGACTGGAATAGCAGTGGTGCTGGTCGTATCAACGCTCCGTTCATTTCCGGTGATTTCATTTTCTCCGCAAGCGATACCGAAATGCAATTGGGTGGTTATTACACCCCCGGTGTTGGTTGGAGTGGTGGTGTTGGGTTGATGACCCCAACAACGGTTTATGCCGACATGACAATTGGCACTGATGCTAAATTCAATGGTAAGCATTACGTAACTAATGCAGTTGGTCTTACTGGTTCAGCAACAAGCACGAATTTCCTCAATATGGCTACATCGTCAGCCAATGCAGTAGTCATCATCGAAGCCGACGTTGGTGTTCGTGGTGCATCAGGTGCATATGCTGCGTTTAAAGTCAGTGCTGTTTGGAGCAGTGACAGCAGTGTGGCTACGATCCGTAGTGTTCAAAAAACCATCATTGGTCGTTCTGATGTAAATATCGACATCGATTTCGCAGTTGCTAATCTGGGTGGATCGCTCAATGCGTTCCGTATCACTGCGCAGGGAACTGCTGCTGAGAACACAACGTTCTTTGGGACGATGACATGGTATGAGGTGGGCTAATGGTCGGTTTAGTATTCGATAACGAAACACAGGAAATTCGCACGGGGGCTGGTGGTGGTATCAAGCTCGATCCCGGTGCATCCGATCTCGTCACCATCAAGAGCGGTGCGATCCTCCCTGACGGCTCTTTGTCAGAGCCAGCACTACGATTTGCGGACGACACCAATACTGGTCTGTACAGCCCTGAAAACGAGCAAGTGGCTGTTGTTGGTGATGGGGCTGTCATTGCCCTGTTTGACGGCACGGACGGATCGGTGACGATCAGCGGTAATAAATTCCCCACCGGTACTGGCACCGATGGTCAGGTACTTTCTTCCGATGGGGCTGGTCAACTCTCATGGGTGACACCATCGGCTGGTGGGGGTGGTGATCCATCGGAAACATTCCGTTTTGTTTTGATGTTTGGAGGCATGTAAGATGACAATGACTAATAAGAATTTCAGTGGCACCGCAGGAACCACGATGACTGCGGTTTATACATGCCCTGCATCAACTACTGCGGTGATTAACTTGCTACAGGCAACCAATATCATTTCTGGACAGGTAACCGTTAATGTCGCTATCTTTGACACATCGGCTACCACCGAAACCAAATTTGTGGCAAATTCACCAATGAACGTTGGGTCATCAATATCGTTGCTTGGTGGTGGGCTTGTTCTCGAAGCTGGGGACGAATTGCGCATCCAATCGTCCGCAAATTCATCGGTTGGATTTGTCGGTAGTGTCACGGAGATTGTCTAATGGCTTTTTCACGTCTCATGGGGGTAGGAAACACACCCCTGCAATCTTCTTACAATTTGGCTCTTTCCGGTTCTGGTGTCACGGTTACTGGTGTCAGAAACATCGACGCTATTCAAGGGCCATTAATTTATCAAGCTGGCTCCGTATTGGGTGTTGGTGGTAATACAAACGGTGATACTGGGTGCCGTGTTAATACCACCCCGTTGAAAGAGTTTGCGTCATCAAGCCATTTTGCGTTCGACATTGTAGACATCAAAGGCACTGGGTCTACTTGGTATTATATGGATGCGAATGGTAGCGTTTGGTCGTCGGGTGGAAGCGGCAACGGGCAAATTGGTACAGGAGTATTTGCAACTCAATATGTTCCACAGTATTCGTTTCCCAAAGCCCAAACTGTTGCGGGTGGGCTTCAACATGCTGTTCTCATCGACGGTGATGGGTACCTTTGGGCATGTGGATACAACTACCGTGGTCGTACCGGTCTTGGTTTTGATGCGTCAACCAGCACTGGTACGTGGACTAAATGCGACACCACCAACAGCGGGACGACAAAATTTGTCAAAGTATCCTGTGGTTCTTTTATGACCATTGCCATTGATCAGGCTGGCATAGCATGGGGGTTTGGTGAAGGCACTAATGGCACTTTCGGTCAAAATGATCAGACACATCGTCTTCTTCCAACACAACTTGGCACCAAGTCTTGGAATCAAATCAGTTGTGGTTATGCTCATACCCTCGGTGTGGATACTGATAACAAACTATGGGCATGGGGATACAACAATGCGTATCAATGTGGTACAGGAAACACCACAAACGTATTGGCATGGACAGAAATCAGCCTTGGTGTAACGGTTCAGGCTGTTGATGCGGGAAGTTCCTCATCCACGAGTCATAGTGTCGCATTGGATGTGAACGGTGAAATTTGGGTGGCTGGTGGTAATCAGTACGGAAAAACCGGACAGAATACCCAAACTGGTCAAACCACCAACTGGACGAAACTGAACACGGGGTCAACTCGTTTCACCAAAATCCGTGCAGGGGCAAATGAAACTTATGCTCTCGACACTACTGGTAAGTTGTGGGTCTGTGGGTACAATGGTGCATACCAGTTGGATATGCAAAACACCACAAACGTGGTCGTTTTGACGCAAAGTAATAACCCGTATACGTTCACTGATTTGTCCAGCCCGAACGGAAGTGGAATTATTGCAGGTTTGCGTTCTGGACGCGGCTGGTGGTCTGTTGGGTCTTTCAACGGGGCAGATGGACGCGGCTCCGCTGGTGCGCATTACCGTTATTTCAGTCCAATCACTCACATCAAAGCAGATCAGGGGCATAACAGTCCACAGTCAACAGCTTTTATGCTACTTGACGATGAGGGTGGTGTGCTTGGTTGGGGTAACAATTCCCAATTCCAATTAGGGCATCCTGATACTTCCGGTGGGTATCTTCCAAAAACCACCACTTACACCAAATACAAATGGTCAACGACCGGTCAGCAGCATGCATTCCTCATCGATATGAACGATAAATTGTTTACCGCTGGCAGCAATACATCTGGAAAAACCGGTCTTAATTTGACATCTGGTACAACATCAACATGGACACAAATCGGAACTGATAGCTGGAAAATGGTTTCGGCATCGAGCCAGCAGCATTCTGCTGCTATTCGTGCCGATGACACCCTATGGGCATGGGGACTGAATTCATCGTATCAGTTGGGTGATGGTACAAACGTCCAGAAAAACGTCCCAACTCAAATCGGGACGGATACTTGGCTGCAAGTTGTTGCTGGATCAAACAATACTATCGGTATTCGTCTTACAGATGGTGCGTTGCTTGCCTGGGGTGCGAATAGCAGCTACGTGACTGGTAAAAATACCGCAAGTGGTAGTACAACTTCTCCATCGGTGATTGCCTCCGGTACTGCGTTTGTGAAATGCAGTATCAGTATGACCCATGGTCTTGCTATTGACACCAGTGGAAACCTTTGGGCATGGGGGCAAAATACCAACGGTGAATGTGGTACTGGTACCACAGCAATTGTTGGTGTTCCAACACTTATCGATAGTGTATTGAACTGGAAAAACGTATCCGCAGGTTCGAATTACTCAGTGGCAATCACCGAGGATGATGAAGTGTACGTCGCGGGTAATGGTGCCAACTACTCGTTTGGTGTTCCGATTGCTGTAATAAATTTCACCAAGTTGACTGGAAACAAAATGTCTATCCTTAGCACTCATGGTACGACCATGTTGCTAAAATCTATATGAGGTCAAAATGAGCAATAAAACTCAACAAGCATGTAAGTTCCTTTCTGAAATGGAAATGAACAGTGCTATCGATTGGTTGGTTATCAATGACCAAACCGCAATTCCAGAAATTGGTGGGAAAGATGATACTGGCAAATTCATCTTGTTCATTACCTTCGATGATGTAAGTAATGCAGTTGTTTTCTTCGATGAGTGTGTTGATTTGATAACCGATTGGTAAAAATCAACCAATACACAATACATAGTTCTATATCGTCCACTGGTTGTGGCTTCTTGAGTAAATAGTAGACACACCTCAACTACAAAATCAGGTGAAGAACTATGTCGGATGTAAAAGATATGGATGGAGAAAACGCGCAGGATAGACGTTCGCATGATCGTCAGCTTTCGGAACTACATGACGATGTGTTGGAACTTACTGCCAAACATCACGAGTTGAAAGCTTGGATCGATGCCAAGCTGAACAACGGCATACGTTCTGATATTCAATCACTTCGAGCCGCAATCAGTGATCTCAAGGATGTGGTGGCTGAGAATGTTACTGCGGTGAGTACAGTAACCACAAAAGTCGATGGTCATATTGCCAGCGAAAGTGATGTGGTTGGTGATCTCAAGACCGTGATCACCACCCTCACCGGTATCAAGAAGTTCGTCCTCGTGGTCGGATCGATTGCCACCGCTGCCGTGGCATGCTACGGTGCATGGATACAAATCATCGCACCGATGATCGCTGGTTAAAAAGAAGGGGAGCTAGTAGCTCCCCTTAAAGTTTTGGATCGATGTCCATTGGGTGCGGGATGATCGATCCCGCTTGGTGCATCTTGATAACTCGACGCTTGTGGTTCCATGCCGAGAATTCTGACCCGTTCAACAGACGCAAATTCTCCCGACGCAGATCAAGCCGATCATCGTTGACACGAACGACCCGACGCGACCGTGGGAAGTTCAGGATGTTCGCTGCCATCGTGATCGATGCGGGATAGTGCTTCGGCTCCCAAGCCAGACGCTTTCTCCACACCATATCAGTGTGCGGGTTGTACCACCACTTGAACTGTGAAAGGTACTCGTAGTCAACCTCGGACACCTTGGCTTCGAGCCACTTGTCCTTGAACTTGACGGGGATGATCTTGTAGTTGCTCATAGTCCTGCTTCCTCCTTCAGCATACCGATCTCACCAGCCAGCCATACCCGAATTTCCTTCGACGGAGCGCGGTTTTTCAGGGCTTCCAGCACCCGAACAGCGATCTCAGCATTGTCGGTAGCCAGATCGGTCATACCCCGCTCAAAAGCTTCCAAATCGGCTTGAATGGCAGCGACCTGATCGGCTACTTCCTCACGGATGTCCTTGTAGTAATCACCACGGATCGTGCGGATGATATGGACGTGAGAGCATCCGTACAAGTTGGCCAGTTCTCGGGTGGTCATGCGCTGCTTGTTCTCACGTATTGCCTTGACCATTGCTGGTGTGAACATTCTGTTGTGTCTTGTGTACATATTTTCACCTCGTGTTATCGTCGTCTGCTGTATTTATCCTAAACAACCATGTCCAATTATCCAATTTATTCCATAAGAAAACCCCACCTCCCGACGAGAAGAGGTGGGGTCAATGACGAAGTTGGGATGATGAAGTTGACGACGACACAAGGTACCCAACACAGGTATTTATTAAACGACTAAGGGGAGCGATGTGGCTATCGCTCCCCTTTACCATTTTTACCGTGATAGAACAGATGTCTTCACCCATCTGCTTCATTCATATTTATACACCATGAGAATTTCAGATGGTATTTCTTTTATCCAAATTTTAGGCATAGTCCACCTTCCGCTATTCCCCGTAATCAAGAAGAAAGAGAAGTTTGAAGAATAATCTTCAGAACATTCTTTCCACGAGATCACTCTTAGCGATCAAGGGAGGTAACTTTAGACCGTATATCTGAGATGCCTTTGGTGTCATTGCCTTGAAAGCAATTCCGTAGAGCCACCTACGTCCCCGTTGCATTATATGGTTAATGCAAGACCACTACTATCACGGTTTATTTTGTCTCAGTTGTCTCTCAGGTCGCTACCAACCATTCGAGGGGTAGGAATAAGTGCAAGCACTCGAAGTTCCCCCGGTCACCGATTGTTTTTACTTCATCAATCATTGAAGGTTTTGACGTTTCGCTCTGTGAGCCAAATGCATCACGTCACCAGCATTTCGTTTTGTTCCACAGTTCGACCGACCCGAAGCCATTAAGTCTCTGTTTCACTGGTGCCTCATTATGGGACAGTCACCAACCCGACCATTCAGTTCAACAAGTATTTAGCCAGAGGTGGTCTGTCAGTGTCACTAAAAAAGTACAAAACAAGAACATTTCGGACGAAAAGCATTTGGGTGTGGTAGGAATGTCACACCCAAATGCTTTACTCACGGGCAAGACGCTGTTTCCGTTTGATGCGTTCACGTCGATCCTTGATTTTCTTATCGATCACTCCGATCAGATTGGCTTGAGCCACCGTCACTGGTGATCCCCGTCGCAATCGAGCCACCGCATCGAGTAGTCTGACCTTCCATGGTTCATGCGTCTCTTGGTCAGCCATGCGCTGAACCTTGGCTGCAAAAGAATTCATGGCTGACCGCTTCCGTGCTTTTCGAGCCATGCGATCAAGTCGTGCATCCAGCCCACTGGTCATGGTGGGTTGATGCTGTTTGGCTTTGTCCCAGTCCAGTTTCGTCATTTACTCATCACCTTGAGCGTTCGCACGATTGTCGCGAACGGATCAGTCGGTTCTTCCCACGTGGCATAGTGATAGTACGACGGTCGGTCGATCAAGTTATCTCCGACCCGTGTTGTACTCATACCCTCGTTGATCAACGTGTCGAAACCACGCATGCGTAACCACGTCATCACTTGCTTGTGGTTATCGGGCATCATGTGCAGCAGGAAGTCTCGACCACTTTCATCACCGCTGTAGTCGAGGAAGAACGGCTCGGTCTTCGCGATGATACGACGGAAGATCGACCGCATCGTGCGCAAGCTATGAACCGGTGCCTCTCCGTAAATTCGCACGTTGATCTTGGCACATAGCGGGAAGTCGAGTAGTTCACCCCGCTCCCGTGCCGCAATGGATGCCTCGATCCAGTCTCGCATGAGACGGTCGAAGCTTCGTCGGTTATGGATAGTCCTCATCGTCGGTCGTCCTATCACCATTGATACATGACCGTAGCACGACCAGTTCATCATGTCAAGCCCAAAAATCGTTGACACTGGACGAAAGCCTTGCTATGGTTGGCTTTGACGATTGGTCAGAACGACATGAGGTGAACATGACGAACGTAATCGAGTTTCCGGTGAGGCATTGTCCATATGCCTTGCGGGTTAAGCAGATGATGGACGCACACAAGGTGCCGATGCCGCTGGTGCAGATCGGTTGGGTCGTGGCTCCCCATGGCAAGCCGACCCGCACCGCGATCCACAAACTGACTGCGGATGCAGTTGGTGACGGTTTCAGCCTGATCATCGACAACGACAGCCTGTTTGTGACTGACAACAAGGGTAAGAGTTTCATGGTTATGTTCAACCGTGAAATGAACGGTGTCGGGTCGAACGCGGGCAACGAAGATGTCAAAGCCCACGTCGAAGAAATGATCGGCTTGCTCACCAAGTTGAACTGGCAGAACATCGCGACCGACATCACGAACTCCAATCGGGTCAAGAAGGCACGGGACAAACGGCAATGACACAACTGCCCAAGTTGCTGGCTCTCTGCGCATCCACCAACGATCACGAAGCGTTGTTGGCACTGAGAGCCATACAAAAACTGATCGAAAAGGACGGTGGTCGTCTCACTGACCTTCACTACACGAAGGGTCATAGCGGCACCGTTCAGTTC